TTTCTGTTTCTTTTTTCTGCCTCGTCATCTTTTGCAGCAACTGCAATCTTATAAACAAAATCATCTATATCATCGACATTCCATTCTGTGTGTTTCAATAATACACCTGCCACTGCCGTGCAATAATCATCTCTCTGTCCAGATCCTGCGTACGTTATGCATAGTGCTGCCGATAAAGCTATCTTACCAAGATCAACTTTTAAATTACCTGGATACTCGTCTATGCCATCATACTTGACCCATTTAACAACCTCGTTTGTTGTATGGTATTTTGTTTCTGGAACTAATGTATATTTGTTTGCGCCATGTCTTATCTCACAAAGTGTTGCGCCATGACCGTAGTCTTTGTAATAATTTTCTAATTCTTTTGGTAATGCAAATTTCTTGTAGTCCGATGTGCCAGACCAAAGATAGTGACTTGATGGATTGTTTCTTCTACCAAATATTGCACCACACGATTTAATGTGATCACTCGTAAATCTTTTTACAACCGGGTTATCAATATCAAAATCTATGTATTGATCTAGTCTGAGTCCTATCTGTTTTGTTGCGTGTTCTATTCTCCATTCTTCTTTCGTAATCTTAAAATCAGGATCGGACCACTTCTCGACCACACTCTGCTTTGTATCGCAGGGTATGATCACCCGTCCAAGATCTATCCAATCCTCGTACGTAACCGGTGCTTTGATAATCTTCTCATTCATAAAATATAAAAGTGGGCGTTTCCACTCTCGCTTAGACGCCCAC